GAGAAGAAGCGCACGATATAACTAGGCAATAGTGTGCAAACTTTGTTCGCGAAGGCACTAATATGTGCGAAGTTAGCTCCGGTTAGCAAAGCCGAGCATTTTACCGCTAACTATTAGCCAATGCAGCTGATCACACGAGTAGAAGGAGCCAAGGTCCTAGGAGTTACAAAAGAGGCGGTGTACCAAGCGATCAAAAGAGGTCGCATCAGTACGCATCCAGGCAAAAAAGGCATTCCGATGTTGGATGCAGACACGTTGATCAAAGACTGGAATAAGAACACGATGCGACCTGTCGCCGTGAAAGTCCCTGACAAACCACCAGAGCAAAGACAGCCTGAACCGCGAATAAGTCGAACGCAGGAATACATCCCTGACTACGACGAGAGCAGAGCCAGGACTGAGTATTTGAAAGCTGAATTGCTTGAGCTTGACCGTCAGGCAAAAGCAGGCAAGCTTGTGCCAACTGAGGAGGTGGAGGCTAAATGGCTGGAGATAATTACGTTGGCTAGAGGCAAGATGCTGGGCATCCCCACCAAAGCGAAGCAACGCATTCCAGACTTAGATGCTGCTGCGATGGCAGCACTAGAAGATATTGTGCGAGAGACGCTCGAAGACTTGTCTGGGGAGGAAGAGGAATGAGTAATGTCCATCTGCTAGAGAAAAAAGCGCTTCTAGCCTTCAAGCCACCTAAGAAGTTGAGCTTGAGTGAATGGGCAGATGAGCATGCGTTCCTGAGTGCTGAATCAAGTGCTGAGGGTGGACGCTGGAGAACACTGCCATATCAGAAAGGAATGATGGATGCGATCACTGATCCAAAGATCGAGCAAGTGACAGTGATGAAGTCTGCTCGGGTTGGTTATTCCAAGATTTTGAACCATGTAATTGGGTATCACATTCATCAGGATCCAGCGCCAATCATGCTGGTGCAGCCAACGATTGAGGATGCGCAGGGTTATTCAAAGGAAGAGATTGCGCCAATGCTGCGCGACACGCCAGTTCTGAAGGGTTTAGTGAGTGAGGCAAAGGCAAAGGATGGTGCGAACACGATTTTGCAAAAGCAGTTTCCTGGTGGAACGCTGAGTCTTGTTGGAGCAAATTCACCGCGTGGCTTTAGGCGTGTCAGCAGGAGGATTGTGCTTTTTGATGAGGTTGATGGTTATCCGCCATCTGCTGGCTCTGAAGGGGATCAGATCAAGCTGGGCATCAGACGTACTGAGTACTACTGGAACAGAAAAATAGTTTCTGGTTCTACACCGACTGTGAAGGACTTCAGTCGGATCGAAAGGATGTATCAGCAGTCAGATCAGCGTCGTTATTTCGTGCCATGTCCAAAGTGCGGACATATGCAGTATTTGCGTTGGGCGCAGATCAAGTGGTTTGACGGAGACCCATCAACAGCTTGTTATGAGTGTGAAAAATGTAAGGAGCAGATATCGCATTCAAAGAAGAGGTGGATGGTTGAAAGGGGGGAATGGCGTGCAACCAGTGAATTCGATGGCAAGCACGCAGGGTTTCATATCTGGGCGGCTTACAGCTATTCACCAAATGCTGCCTGGTCAAACCTTGTAGAGGAGTTTTTAGAGGCGAAGCACGACGCAGAACAGCTCAAAACATGGGTCAACACAATTGTTGGAGAGGTATGGGAAGACGAGTACGCAAGCAAGATGAGTGGCGAATCCTTAATGCAACGTGCGGCGGAAGAGACGTATAAGCATCTAATCCCACCAGCTGAAGTCTTGTTGCTGACTTGTGGCTGTGACTGTCAAGACGACAGACTGAGTTTGTCTGTATGGGGATGGGCAAGAGATGAAGAGGCTTATTTGGTTGATCGAGTGGTTCTTCATGGATCACCGTCCCGCCCGGAAGTATGGAAGCAGTTAGATGAAGTGCTGCAGAATCCGTATGAGACAGAGGATGGTCGTAATTTAAATATTGAGGTTTGCTGTGTTGACTCTGGTGGTCACCACACGCAAGAGGTGTATGGCTATGCGCGAGAGCGTGCAGCAATGGGAGTGATTGCGATCAAAGGTATGGGTCAAAAAGGCAAGCCACCACTAGGCAAGCCAAGCAAGGTGGACATTAACTTCAAGGGCAGGGCGATGAAAAATGGCGCTCAACTGTTCCCTGTTGGCGTTGATGGTGTCAAGTCGTTGTTGTTTGGGCGTCTAAAGCACAATGATCCTGGTCCTGGATATCTACATTTCTATCCAACAGCTGGTCCTGACTACTTTCAAGAGCTAACAGCTGAACGTCAGGTGTTGCGCTACCGGAATGGATTCCCTGAACGAGTCTGGGTAAAGAAGAGTCAGAGTCCAAACGAGGCTTTGGATGAGATGGTCTATGCATATGGTGCATTGCACCGGCTGTACCAGAAGTATGACCGGAGAAGCATTTGGGATCAGTTTGAGCGGCGTAATGAGCCTAATAAGCCGTCTCAGCTAGGATCAAAGCAACAAAAACGGCCTAAACGCCGTAATTTCGTCCAAAGCTGGTAGCCCCTGTGAACATACCAAGCGAGATTCGGGCTGGTGACACTGTCAAGTGGAGAGATGACTCCACGACAGATGTTTTCGGCAACGAGCTAAGGAGTGACGAATGGACACTCAAGTATTACTTGAGGTTCAACAAGGGCAGCGAAGCCCATACTTCAACAGGGAGTGCTTTTGGCACTGGCTGGGAGTTCACGATTTCAGCAAGTGATAGCGCTAATTTTGACTCTGGAACTTGGTATTGGCAGGCAGTCGCCACCAAAGCATCTGAGACTTTGACGTTGGGCTACGGCAGCCTGACTGTTGAGGACAATCTTGCTTATACAAGTGGTCCTGGCGCTTATGACGGCAGAAGCCAGGTAAAGCAAGATCTTGAGGCGATACAAGCTGCGATTCGTGCGCTTGTAGCAGGAGGTGCAGTTCAGGAATACAAGATTGGCAATCGCAACCTGAAGCGATACGACTTGGCTGATTTAATTCAGCTTGAAGCTAGGTATAAGGCAGAAGTTAAGCGTGAAGAGCAAGCCGAAATGATGGCTAATGGCCTTGGTAATCCCCGCAACATGTTCGTGAGGTTTAACTGATCATGGGTATTCGCACAAACGTCATGAATTTTCTGGGCTTTGGCAAGCCCAACCCACGTTCACTTAGGCGTGGATACAACGGCGCAATGGTGTCTCGGCTTACGTCTGACTGGATGTCAACGCAAGCTAGTGCTGATGCTGAGATCAAGGGTAATTTGCGTCGTTTGCGGGATCGTTCCCGTGAAATGGTGCGGAATAATCCGTATGCAAGGCAAGCAAAGCGGACAACTCAAATCAATGTGATTGGCACTGGTATCAAGCTGCAATCACAGGTGCTTCAACTGCGAGGCAGTAAGCGAGACAACAGGATAAATAGTGATATTGAAGCTAAATGGTCCTACTGGACACGTCCTAACGCTTGTGACTGTTCTGGTCGTTATAGCTTCCACGATTTTGAGTGGCTAGCAACTGGCGCGATGTGCGAGTCAGGCGAAGCAATGTTCAGAATTATTCGTAGGCCATTTGGAGAATCAAAGGTCCCACTAGGTCTGCAGATGCTGGAAAGCGATCTGTTGGATGAGTCGTACCAAGGAGAGACAAGAGCAAAGGCAAATGAGTGGCGTAATGGAGTCGAAGTTGATGAATGGGGTCGCCCTGTTCGTTATGCAGTTTTAACTCGTCATCCTGGCGACAGTTTCTTCCAGGGGAGCAATAGCCCTAATAGAAAGCATGTACTGCTTCCAGCAGAAGATGTAATTCATCTGTTTATGCCAGAGCGCCCTGGTCAAAACAGAGGTGTGCCTTGGTTCCATAGTGTTATGGCTGATGCTCACCAACTGCAGGGTTACGAGGAAGCTGCAGTCATTCGTGCTCGTGCAGGAGCGAGCATCATGGGATTTATCACGAACAATGAGGGTGAACTTATCGCTGATGACGTTGAGAACAACCAGCGCATTAGTGAATTTGAGCCTGGTACTTTTAAGTACCTTTCACCCGGAGAATCTGTATCAGTCCCCGATATTGACTCGCCAGATCAACAATTCGAGATGTTCGTCAAAAACAAGGTGCGACGATTTGCATCTGGTTTTGGATGTTCATATGAAACCTTGAGTCGTGATTTCAGCGACACCAACTACAGCAGCTCAAGGCTTTCTCTTCTTGAGGACCGTGAGCATTGGAGGGTAGTCCAGAAGTATTTGATTGATAATTTCCACATGCGGGTCTATCGCGAGTGGCTCAACCTTGCAGTGCTCAGTGGCTACTGCGATTTCCCTGATTATGAGCTGCGGCCTGAACGTTATCTTTCTCCGCGTTGGATGCCGCGAGGTTGGAGCTGGGTTGATCCATTGAAGGAAGTTAAGGCTTACAGGGAAGCGGAACAAGCTGGTTACATGACTAAGTCGCAAGTAATTGCGTACTCGGGTGGCGATTATGACGACAACATCTTTGAACTTGCTCGTGAACAGCAATTGGCAGCTGAAGCTGGAGTCAAACTAGACAAGGATCTTGATCTGACAGACGAGGATGTCCAGCTGTCCTTGCTTGAATCAGAGGAACCAGAACCCACTCGCAAGCGGAGCAATGGCAAACGTAAACGGAGTTGAGATTGACCTTATGCCAAACGAGGGCATGAGGACTGAGGCTCAGCGATACAGAGACTGGAAATCTGATGGAGAAGGAGGGGGTACTGATGTTGCTCGCAATAGAGCCAGTCAGATTTTGAGTGGCAATGAGCTAAGTGCGGATACGGTAGTGACGATGTCTGCTTGGTTCGCGAGACACGAAGTAGACAAGCAGGGCAAGGGTTTTAGCCCTGGCGAGGAAGGATATCCAAGCAATGGAAGGGTTGCATGGGCTGCATGGGGTGGCGATGCAGGGAAGTCTTGGTCAGATGCTCGTTCGAAGCGAGTAAAGAAAGCACGAGAAGGTAGACAACTTATTAGCAATAATGGGGAAGAACTCTTGGACCCTATGGAGCAAGAACAAGAAAGGGCGGCACCTGACGCTCTAAAAATAGGAGACTATGTCTCTTGGAACTCATCAGGTGGTCGTGCCAGAGGGTTGATTGAGGAGATTGAACGCGATGGCAGCATCGATGTTCCAGATTCGTCTTTCACCGTCAATGGCACAGCAGATGATCCTGCTGCTTTGATTTGCGTTTATCGCAATGGTGAAAAGACCGACACTCGTGTTGGTCAT